GTCGGTCAACTCATCGTTTGATATTAGTCTGTCAAACGTGTCCTTACATCTCTCTAAGGCAATCAATTGAACCGGAAATTCGTTTATATTAACATTAACTACTTCGTCTGATTGCGTAGAGTCTAAACTGTCGTCTTCGCCGCTACTAGAGGAGTCGTCGCATTCATCTTGGATATTCATATCCGAATTAGACGACCTAGAAGAACAAGATACGCTAGAACTGTCGTCCTCGTTTATTTCCTTGATATTTCCCTCATAGCATAATTCGGGTCCATTGTTGCTAGATAAATCGCTAGCATTCAATTCAACCGCGACATTTAGAGATGAGTCGGTGAATACACTATTAATATCAGTGAGGACATCAGAATTAGTAAAAACAATATTCTCAATGCTTATAGCACCCCCTATTTTAATATTACTTTTATAGTTTCTGGTATTTTTATTTAATAATTCATTATGAAAAGCGTTTTCAAGTCTGAATAATACAGATTTATTTTTATGGAAGTAGTCAGAATCATATAAATATTCCACCTCGTCGTTAATATCATATATGAAATTGTGTTTCACGCCCAGAAAAGAACCATAAAAGTCTATACCATGCGTGAAGTCGTTCTCATTCAACAACTGACTTGTTAAATATGAAAAAAAACTATCTACATATGCAGAATTATTTTGATCGCAAAGTTTCGCATGCGATTCGCCATCTACTAAACGGGGTAATTTTATTAAATCGCTATGCGATGCATCATATTTACCAGTAATGTATTTTGTAGGGTCTAATAAGGGACTATATTTAAAGAACATTTGTTTTGTGGATATTTCATTACTAATGTCCGATACTTCGCCTGTATATTTGTTGTCAGATTCTTTTGAAGTTATGGTTCGTATGTAATATTTATTGTTAAGATTTATGGAATTATAATTACTCTCATTGAGTGCGAAAAATTTCTGATAAATTGGAATGTAGTTCTGAATATTAGAGAGATTTGTAAATTCAACGTTTTCAAAATTGCTAAATAAATTATCATTGTTGTATTTTTTATAAGCTAATTCCATTATTTAGAATGCTATATTAAAATAAAGTTGGATTTAACTCATATATTCGGATAAAAGGGTGGTTTTTTATCTTAAATTCCTATAAATGACTTTAGAGTTAAGAAAATTTGACATGTCACAAATTAGTTTCAGACCAGATGAAAATAAAGGACCAGTAGTAGTTTTAATAGGAAGACGAGACACGGGTAAATCGTATTTGGTTCGTGACTTATTGTATTATCATCAAGATATTCCTATAGGCACTGTAATATCAGGAACAGAAGCAGGAAACGGATTTTATGGAGGACACGTTCCAAAATTATTTATTCATGATGAATATAACACTGCTATTATTGAAAATATTTTAAAAAGACAAAAGACCGTTTTAAAACAGGTAAAAAAAGAAATCCAAAATTATAACAAATCGTCTATTGATCCACGAGCTTTTGTTATATTGGATGATTGTCTTTTTGATAATAGTTGGACAAAAGATAAGATGATGCGGTTGCTCTTTATGAATGGTCGTCACTGGAAAATAATGCTTGTTATCACAATGCAATATCCGTTAGGTATCCCTCCTAATCTCAGAACAAATATAGATTATGTCTTTATATTAAGAGAACCCTATATATCAAATAGAAAGCGTATCTGGGAAAACTATGCTGGTATGTTTCCCACATTTGAGAGCTTTTCGCAAGTAATGGACCAATGTACTGAGAATTTCGAGTGTTTAGTGATAGATAACAATTCCAAATCTAATAAATTACACGATCAAATATTCTGGTATAAGGCGGAACCTAGAGGAGACTTCAAATTGGGGTCCAAGGAATTTTGGGAGATATCTAAAGACTTAGAGTCTGACGATGAAGAAGACGTTTATAACCCGAATACACCTAAGAAAGGAGTTACTAAAATTAATGTTCGGAAGAACAAATGGTAAATTCCATTTTCGTCCCAACACACTTATTTTCCGATATAAACACGTCTTTATCCAGTGAAAATACAAAACTACAATCGTGAGATTCGGGTAGACGATGGATTAAACAATAAATCTGGCTACATCTACATTTACCAATCTCTTGTTCTACAGTCTTGATTTTTTTATTACAATTTGCGTGGGCACAAGTTAGTTTTGGCATAGTTATACTTAAATATTAATTATAATATATTTAAGTATCAATTTTTTTTTGATTATACGTCTATGTATCTATTTTGAAATATCAATGGTAGCGTTCTCGTCGGCCGCACCAGCATCCGCCGCACCAGCATCCGCCGCACCAGCATCCGCCGCACCCTTGTTAATAGTCAGTTCGCTGAGTCCGTGATCGGTATTCTTATCAATAACAACATCTTCATCTTCAAATAATTCCTTGCGAATATCGCTTACAGTAACTTCCTCATTGAATTTATTTTCGATACTATTAACATTATTCACCGATACTAAATTACCTTGCTCATTGATAGTCTGTGTTAATACGTTACCACTCGCAAGCGCCTTTTCTTTATTATCATTAATCGCTTTTTCCTTGCTTTCTTGCACACGCTTATCAAAGTCGTTCTTCGCAGACTTTTCATTCTTATCCTTCTCGTTCATCAATTGGTTGAGCTCGTCTTCAAGATACTCTACGCGACCAGTCTTGTATGCTTCCGGGTGAAACGGAATCCACATACCAACCGGACCAACATATACATCGTGATTTGGGTCAATCTCGCGCAGCATCTTACATCTCAATTCTGCCTCCTGCTGCGATGGAAAGCATCCACGAACCTTTAATCCACGAACACTAGTTTTAAAACTGTGCTGTTCGTCAAACGTCTTATCCAGAGATTCTTCGTTATTATCAATGTATGTTTTATATTCATCATCAAGTGTGCTGGTGAAGAGCTTGTCGCGCTGGTCTTTTACGAAATCCTCCATATCTTTAGTCAACTCGTCAAAATCTAATGCGTCATATTTATACGCGATAAAACTCAAAAACTGTGTATATTTCTCAAGAGATTTAGACATTTCCCATTGCTTTAGGAACTCATTAAACATAAAAATATTTTTCTCCTTAATAATCTTTTCTGGTGATAGGAAAGATACGCATGCGAATTTCTGACCAGCAATTGGCTTATCCTCATCAAGCAAATCAACGTATTTAGAGTTGGCCGAACCATCTAAGTTTAGTTTGGTTGTAACACTCGCTTGTTTATCCATAATAGTAATACATTTGTTAATTATTTAAGCTTTTATCGGAGATATATACTTTTTAAAAATTTTTATTTTTTTCTTATTAATATTTATAATATGAGTTTAATGAACGGACTTAACATAAGTGAGTTAATCAAAAGAGCAATAAAGTATTTAGTAGAAGGTATTATGGTTGCTCTTGCTGCTTTCTTAGTTCCTGATAAGAAGCGGACTCTTAACCTTGACGAGGTTGCTCTTATCGCGTTATGTGCTGCCGCAACCTTTAGCATTTTAGACACGTATGTTCCAGCCATTGCTGTTAGCGCGCGCTCGGGTGCTGGTTTCGGCATCGGCGCCAACCTTGTAGGTTTTCCGCGGTAATCAATGATATGTAATCAAACACCACACTTTAAATATGTAATAATATCTGCAAATAATAGATATTATTTACTATATCGTGGGGATGAATTCCCAATCTAATTCGTTACATATTTTTTTCCAAATTTCATCTTGTTCAATACGTTTCTCTCTGTCTTTTAACATTGGGAAAAATTCTAGAAACTGCACTTGATTAAGCAATTCGCATAATTTATAAACAGTATAGTAGTAATTTAAAAAATTTACTCTATCATCTGGACAATATCTGGCGTATGGTGCTTGGATTTCCATAAATAAATTACACAGCGTTTCCTCTAATTCCGGCGACATTATCGGCGGTTTAATCCCCAGTTTATCTTTAATAAACGGAATATGTTCATAATATTTATTGTATCCCAGTTTTTTTAATATTTCTTTGGCCTTTTTATTGGTTATTTGATGAAGACCAATCCTTTCCTTTTTAATCTGTAATTTTATATTAAGCAAAACCTCATCTGGAATTTGGGTTGTTTCTTTTGCCTGAAATTGGGCTAATATTTCACGGAAATGATTTATTCTTTTGTAAGCATAAAAACAAAGCTCTTTTGGTGGTTCTTTATATGATGATTTTTCATTATCAACCAGATATTTAAGGGTAACATGACAATTATTACAAATTAGGATACCTTCGTGATCAACTGGTATTAGTTCGCCCTTATTACAAGATTTACAAACATCAATATGGTTTATAAAAGAATCAATATTCAGAAAAGAGTCGTCAACATTTACCAAATATTTTTGCACATTGTTTTT